ATCTTGATGTATTTCTTACCTTGTGAGATTTTTGTTTTTTTATCCCAATTATCAGTTTGTTCTAAACCGTAACCAGTTAATTCTTTAGTTCCGTGATTAGTTGACCATGCAACATAATCAGCTTTTGCACCAGCCATTAAGAATTTAATTCCTTCGTCTAGTGTTTCGCATTTTTGTGATACTTTTATCATAGTTATTGTCCTTCTTTCATTGTTAATAGGGTTATTATACCAGAAATTATCATAATTGTCAAGCAAATAAAGAACATTGTCCAGTTATCATTACCCATACAATGCCCTCCACAATCCTCTATTGAACCAACAGCCATAATAGCTGCAAGTATTGTAGTTATTGAAAAAAATGTGTTCATAGTGTTTCCTTTCTTATTATGTGTCCATTATACCATAACTAAATATAGAAAGCAAGCACTATTTTAAAAAAAATGCATAAAAAAAGCGTTATATATCAACCATTTCCGATTATTTTTGTTCTACTTTTGTTCTTTATACTGATTTCATGCAGTTTTACAACAAAAGATGAGCGAATCGACTGCTCATTTAAGCCGGATTACGAAAAAATTGGCGAATCAGCGTTAGATTCTCTTGATGACATGAAAAAAATACAAATTGAACAAATGAAAGCTGCTTGTAATTTTTAGATAAATAGTAATATGACTTATTGCAACAATTGTGGACACGAATCTCATTGTAAAACTCGTTTAACGACAACAGATGAAGACGGATACACAGGAGAATCATACGAAAGAGAAATTTGTAAGTATTGCCGTTGTAATAAGTGTGAAGTTAACATTGAAGACGAAACAAAATACGATTTATAAGGAATTTATGCCAAAAATGAGAAAATTCCTGTTTTGGAATGAAACAGGCGAAGAAAAAGAAACTGAACAGTTAAGTCTAAAAAAGGCTATAATGTCAGTACAATCAAATTTTAAAGATAGAATGATAAGTGTTGAGTATATCAGTAAAAAAGGCAAAGAAATGTGTCATGGTGTTTTGATACCAATTGGTAGAAAGATAAAACAAGAGTTAGTTAAAGAAAGAAGAAGAGAGGCTTTAAAACTTAAGCATGCCAGCCGTTAGTAGAAAAGGCGATAGTTTATCAACAGGTCATTTATGTACAAGTACAACAACACTTGATACACCTGGTCAATCAACTGTATTCGCAAATAATATATTAGTAGCAAGAATTGGTGACCCTACTGTTCCACACCCAGCGCCACCTATACCACCTTGTCCAGACCATGTTAAGGTTGTTAATGTTGGTTCGCCAACTGTATATGCTGTTGGTATAGCAGTTGCAAGAATAGGCGACAGCACAGATTCAGGCGCAATGACGAGTGGTAGTGGTAATGTTTTTGCAAACGGCTAGATATTCGTTATAAATATTACCGTTATGGCAATATACGACTCTCAAACTAAAAGTAAAAGTACAAGAAACTCCAGAAGCTTTAGAGATATTGACTTGGACTTTAATAGAAACGCAGTTACTAATGATGTAAATGTGGTTGAGGATATTGTTGCTATTAAGAGGGCTGTAAGAAACTTGGTGCAAACTAATTTTTACGAGAGACCTTTTCAACCAGAATTAGGTTGTGGTATTAGAGAATTATTATTTGAAAACTTTACACCCATGACCAAAGTATTTCTTCAAAGAAAGATAGAAGAAGTAATAATTAACTATGAGCCAAGAGTAGAATTACAAAATGTTGCTGTTGATGATGACCAAGATAAAAATAGATTAGTTGTTGACATTTATTTTTATATAATAGGTGTACCAGGTCCACAAGTAGTACAAACATTTTTACAGAGGGTAAGATAATAAATGTCCAATAAACTAGTCGTTTCAGATTATGATTTTGACGCAATCAAAATAAATTTAAAATCATTTTTACAAGGTCAAACTCAATTTCAAGATTATGACTTTGAAGGTAGTTCTTTAAATATTCTTTTAGATATTTTATCTTACAATACACATTATCTTGCTTACTTAGCAAACATGGCAACTAACGAGTTATATCTTGATAGTGCCGATTTAAGAAATAATATTGTGTCATTAGCGAAGATGATTGGTTATACACCATCATCACCAAAAGCACCTATGGCTTCAATTGATGTCACAGTTAACAATGCTTCAGGTACAAGTATTACAATGAATAAAGGTACAGTATTTACCACAAGTGTTGATAATGTATCTTATCAATATGTTACAAATTCAGATATTACAACTACACCAGCAAATGGTGTTTACAAATTTTCAGGAGTTCCTGTTTACGAAGGCTCTTTAGTTACATTTAAATATACTGTTGACAGTTCAGATGTTGACCAAAAATTTATTTTACCTAATTCCAATATAGACACTACAACTCTTTTAGTAAAAATTCAAAATAGTTCTACTGATACTACAACAAACACATACTCTTTAGCAGGTGGTTATAATAATGTAACCTCTGACTCTAAAGTTTATTTTATACAAGAAGGCCAAGACGGCAAATTTGAAGTTTATTTTGGTGACGGTATAAATGGTAAAGAATTAGCAGATGGTAATATTGTAATTTTAGAATATGTTGTTACAAACAAAACATTATCAAACAATGCAGGTTCATTTACATTATCAGGAACAGTTGGTGGTTTTTCAGATGTGACTATTGCAACAGTATCAAACTCACAAGGTGGTGCTGAAAGTGAAACAGATGAATCAATTAGACATAATGCACCTTTACAATATGCAGCTCAAGATAGAGCAGTTACAACAACTGATTATGAAACACTTGTACAATCAATTTATCCTAATGCATTATCAGTAAGTGCTTGGGGTGGTGAAGATGATGAAACACCAAGATACGGTATTGTAAAAATAGGAGTTAAGGCAGCTTCAGGTTCTACTTTAACAGAAACTACAAAACAATCTATTATAGATTCATTAAAACCTTATAATGTTGCTTCAGTTGCTCCACAAATTGTTGACCCCGAAATTACTTCGGTATTATTAACATCAACTGTTAAATATAATACTGGTACAACAACAAAATCAAGTGATACTTTAAAATCAGAAATTACAACAGCAGTTTCAAATTACAATACAAATACATTACAAAAGTTTGACTCTGTTTACAGACATTCAAAATTAACAGGTTTAATTGATGATGTTGATACAAGTATATTATCCAACATCACAACAATAAAAATTAGAAAAGAATTTACACCTACATTAGCAGCTTCTAACAAATATGATATTTACTTTAGAAACTCATTATTTAATCCTCATTCAGGACATAACTCAGCTGCTGGTGGTATTTTAACTTCAACAGGTTTCAAAGTAACAGGAAGTGATTTAGAACAATTTTTAGATGATGATGGTAATGGTAATGTTAGAAGATATTATTTAGCTTCAGGTATTAGAACATACTCAAATGAAACACAAGGTACTATTAGTTATTCAACAGGACAGATAACACTAAACTCTTTAAATGTTGCGTCTATATCAAATATAAGAGGTGCTACATCAACTACAATAGAATTAACAGTAACGCCAAACTCAAATGATATTGTTCCTGTTAGAGACCAAATTATAGAAATAGATACTGCTAACTCAATAATAACAGTAGAGGCAGATTCATTTGTAGGAGGTTCCGCTGACGCTGGCGTAGGCTATACGACAACATCAAGTTACTAATGAACAATGGCAAAATTTAATGATAAAATATCCACAATACTTAATAGCCAGCTTCCTGAATTTGTAGTAGCTGACCACCCCAAGTTTGCCGAATTTCTTAAAGTTTATTATCAATTATTAGAATCAGCAGAATTATCCATAGATACTATTGAAGGCACAGATGGTATTTTACTTCAATCAGAAACAGGTCAAATAAACAATCTAGTTTTAAACTCTAGTAGAAAAGATACTGCTAGAACATTACTTGACGCTGGTGATAAAATCCTTTTAGAAGAATCTACTTTTGGTAAATTTACTAGAGGTGAAACTGTAACAGGACAAACATCTAAAGCTACGGCTGCTATATTAGTGGAAGATGTCGCTAATAATAGATTAATAATTTCAGCACAAGATAAATTTGTAGAAAACGAAATTATTATAGGTTCTAGTTCAGGCGCTCAAGCAAATATTACAAATTACAAACCTAATCCAGTAAATAACATTGTTGACTTGGTTAATTTTAGGGACCCCGATAATGCAATAGGACATTTCTTAACAAATATGAGAGATGAGTTCCTAGCAACTCTTCCAGAAAATTTAGCTGCAGGTATTAGTAAAAGAAAATTAATTAAAAATATTAAGTCTTTATATAGAGCAAAAGGTTCTGTAAGAGGACATGAAATGTTTTTTAGAATACTTTTTGGAGAAACCTCTGAAACAATTTATCCTAGAGAACAAATGCTTAAGGCTTCAGATGGTCAATTTGATTCATTAAAAGTATTAAGAGTTATTGCTTCAATAGGTGACGCTAACCAATTAGTTGGTAGAACAATTACAGGACAATCATCTAACACAACTGCTATTGTAGAAAATACATCACAGTTTCAAATTGGTGACAAAACGGTAACACAACTAATACTAAATGAAGATTCAATACAAGGAACATTTGTAGTTGGTGAAGAAGTTAGAGGTACTATAACAGATACAGATGACTATTTTATTAAAGCAAATGTTACAGGTATTCCAGGTAATAAAAATATTACCAATGATGGTTCACTAAACAATACAAGTGATACAATAACATTAACTGCTGGTGGAACAGGTGCATTATTTCAAGTAGAAGAAATAGGTCCTGGTTCAATCACAAATATGGTTATTGATAATGCAGGAACAGGTTATGCAATAGGAGATAATTTATCATTTACAAACACAGGAACAAATGGTAGTAATGCTGCCGGTTTTGTTAAAATTGTAAATGGTGGTTTTTCTGGTGAAGATAATACAACTGGCATGTCAACAGGTGATAGAATTGTTTTAGAAGATGAAACAACTTCAGGTGACGCTTATGACGGTAAAGTAATAGTACAAGAAAAATTTACAGGTCTACAAGAAATTACAGATTTCTTTTTGACAAATGGCGGTAGTCAATATACATCACTACCTATTGTAGCAGTTACATCATCAACAGGTAGTAATGCAGTTATAAAAGCATTTGGTACAGATGTTGGTAAAGTTGTAAAAGTTAAAACGGTAGAATTAGGTAGAAGTTATGAAAACTCTCCTACACCACCTACATTAGGTTTCTTTAATAATGGTATTGTCACAAATGTTTCA